TAGTCACGAAAATCTCGAATTCCCAATGGGCTACATCGCCGAGCAAAGTCCAGAACGTCTCGTGCTCTGGCATAATCATCGTACCTCCCAGACTAGTGCTGAGTTACTCTCCGAATAAAGACCAGAAGTTGCTGACTTTTGGCTTATTGGCTTCGACGCGTGAGTTCCAATAGCCTAATTCCTTGTCCAAGGCTTCGAGATAGACCCAGTTTGGCTGGCACTTCTCCATCTCCAGCTCAATCTCGCGCACAAGCATGTCCCTGCGTTCTTCCTCGTAGGATAGCTTAGGCGTAACCTTGGCCTTTGCCTTATGTGCTATCCACATATCACGATCAGACTCGTTTGGCTGGAAGGCCATGATTACCTCCTAACACGTACAGTAAACGCGCGTGACGGAATCACCGGGGAAGGTTTATCCGGAATCTGGACAGTTTCCTCGGGCGCGGGCGAGTCAAGAAATACCTGAATCATATCCCTGACCATCTCTGCCCGAGAGCAATTCTGAGACTTAGCCCATTCCTCGACCTTGGCGTACATCTCAGGCGTGACGTTGAGACGAAGCGTAAAGCATGAATCAGGCATATCAATGCCTCCGACGATTGGACTCAAACTGCCCACCGGAATACGCATGGACTGAACTGCTGGTATATGCAGGCAGGCGTTTTATGCGCGGATTAGTGCATGTAGCCATACGCTCACGCACGATCTGCTCCCGTGTCTTAGGCACACGCATCCTGTTTTTGCGCATAGTCTTACGCACGAGGCGAGTGTTGCCACACAAGCCGAAGCTTTCCCTCGTGCGCAAGCTAGACACAAAACTTCCGGGTATTCCCGGCTGAGCAATACGAACTCACGATGGGGTATTGTAGTTCATCCCATGCTAGTCGGCAGATACCGCACCGGGGTAACCGATGCCGGATGAGTTAAGCAGTCCTTGCACGCTGTCTATGCTCCAAGGCAAACGCTTGATTCTACTCAAGCGCATTAGCACATATCCCTGTACTCTGGACAGCCAAGTGCCTGTCCTTCCACGGCTGTGCATCATCCCACGTATAGACATGCGACACTGTTTCACTCAGGCTATTGCCTAGTTCGTCGCTCAAGCATAACAGCCCCTCGCCGATTCTGACTCCGCGCCTCTTGCTCGTCCTGCGCGCGATTGCCCTATCCCGAACGATCTAGTCCGGGTTTATCCTCGCGCCCGACTCGACAGCGACCCTCGCGGTCCCCAGATTCTGCCGTATTCTGTTATGCCATGCACGTTAATGCATGTTCAAGAGCTAGATTAGGGCTAGCCCTTGCCCTCGCACTAACCTACCCTAGAGCTGTGAGACGGGGCGCAAAGTGTGCATAAGCGTATGCAGATACTCGCTCGCCTCGGTTACAACCACGGATGGACATTGGACATGCTCGACTGCCACATTGCCGAATGACAGGACTACCAATTCGCCATCGGCCATAGGCTGTCCGCATTTTAGACAGACTTCGCCTAGCTTCGCCATACCAGACCTCGCATTGTCGGGCTAGTTGCCCATAGGATACTGGCTGCGGAACGTTGCCATAGGCAGTTGCGTCCTAATCGACTTATGCCAATACCCTACGCGCAACTAGGCGCGTACTTGCATATCTGCCAACTGTTTACGCAGGGAGGCCAGCAAGTCTAGCATATCCTTGCGCGTAGCTTGTGAGCGTAGGCGAGCACGATACCGCTTGACGTGCTGGACTGGCGCATACACGGTCACGGTATGAGCTTGGCCATTGACCATGACCGTCTTAGTGCCGATTACCTCGGGTTGAGCCATACACTACTCCCTCGACATGTCCAGATTCTGGACGGATTAGGCTAGCGAAGGCATGGCGGACAACGTACACGCGTAGTGTGCGCTCTCTTGGGCCATGCCCTCGGATGCCCACTGCTACGGCTAGGGGGAATAGCCGCAGCGTGGAAACCCGCTGACTAGGCTTTCACTTCGGCAGCGACCACGGCGGCCTTATCGGCCTTCGTGGACAGTTCCGACGCATGGGCTGCGATGAACTCTTTCAGCGCAGGCATGGCGTCGCACAGGCGCGCCCACTGCTCGCCGTACAGCGTGACTGGGAAACGGCCTAAGCCATACGCGCTGACCGCGCCTTTTTCGCTGACCTTGAACGAGATAGCCCTAGGCGCATTCTTGACAGCAAGAGCTTTCTCTGCCGCTTCTAGACGTGCCTTAAGCTGCTCATACGTGGGCTGATTGGGTTGTGACATAGTGTACTCTCCGTGTTGTCAGGCTGTAGACTATCGGCGTATCGTCTGCCGCTTGCTACCGTGCCGGACGCAAGTGCTACTGCAACTGCCGCGCCAAACGCTAAGTGCTTTGTTTTCAACGACTTCCATTTTTCATAGTATGTAAAATTTACACGATTCGTGTAAAATTTTCCTAGCTGTGTTTTCAACGACTTGCGAGCCGAAAAATCGCTAAGTTGCTGAAAATGCGGCACTTGCGACCGTGTAATTTTTACACGATTTTGCATCTGTACGTGCGCGTATCTTGCGCGTGTCCAGTTCTGGACGTTCGCCTCGCGTGCGCGTAATGCTTTAATCACGCGTATATATTATAACACCCGTGGGCAGGCGTCAATGGCACGAAAGTGTGATTACCAAAGTAACCGGGCTAATATAGAACGCGTGTGCGCGGTTTAATCGCGTGCGTGCACCAGCGTGCCTGTGCGCGTGATATTTTCTTTTTCGGCAAAAAATTTTTTATATAAATATAACACGCGTGCGGGAATGTGTTGATTATATAAATCAACACGCGTGCGTGCGCGTATTTTCAAGCACTTGCAAGCGCAAGATTTTATTCGCCCATGCGGGCAAGCGTGCGTGTGTGCGTGCGTGCGCGTTTTAAATCGCGCGTATGTGCGCGTAATTATCACGCGTGTGCTCGTATGTGCGTGTGCGCGTTATGTTTATGCGATAGGGGACCCTATTTCGCGCGTGCGGGCGCGCCGGGGAAGCCCCCTTAGCCATCAACGCCCGACTGAAGTGACCTAGATGCCGCATATTTCTCTCTTACCCTGCAACTTATCGTACCGTTTCGAGCTTTTACATATAGGTCCCAAAGGAATCATGAAACCTCAATACTACATCATCAAAAAGTACGTCAAAGCTAGCACCGCCGCCGAGGCCCTAGCCCTAGAACCAACCGCTGATGTCCTCGACGTATATACCGCCGCTGACAAACCTCGGGAGGTTAAGACGGATTCCGAGGCCGTGGGCTTTAAGACGGTAGAGTCTCATCAGGAAGAGGACCCAGAATGAACCACTCGCCCTTTACACCGGGTCAAATCATGGATACTGACTGCCCTGACGCGTTTTCCATATTGCCCTCGCCTGAGGATCATGACCTGATGGTCAAGGTGAGCGGGATGATGTATGTCCTTGAGACGCTTGGGGTTAGCTGGAATACGTTCGAGGAGCTACGCAAGCAGAAGGAGGCGGGGTCGTGTGTCGTGGTCTTCGCCAAGGTCTCGGGTGGCATTAACTTGGACGAAGCTGTTGATAATAAATCATTTACGGACGACTACAAACCTAGCGAGATCAACAAAAAGATCAGCAAGCTATTAGACAGCACTACGGAGGAGCCAAGTGTCTAAATACCTTTTCGACGGAGCTAGTTCCACCAAAGAGACGGCGGTCGGATTCTCGGGAGGTGGGGAGGATGCTCTCTATACTTGCCCTCATTGTCCCGGCCTGCACCGCAAGTTCGAGATTTGCCCGACCAAAGAGGGGACCCTAGGGATGGATCACCCGGTGGATACGGGAGACCCTTGGGACCACCCTTCAGACGGGAATCCACCGTACCCACAAAAATAGTTGGGCGCTGGTGCAACTTTTTGTCTTGAGCAGAGCTTTTATTAATAGGGATTAGTTTCTCTACATTTTTCCTTCCCGCGTCGCCCGTCGCGGCCTGCTCTTCCTGCCGAGAGCCAACCCTATAAGTCACGGGAACCGGGCCTGTGCGAACACACTTTACGTCGCCGTCGAGTATTTCGATTCAGGCCCAAATTTATGCGCTACTGTCCTAACTGCCGTGAGTACTATGACTTGCAGAGATGTTGCGTCATCTGCCCACACGAGCCGTTAGCCAGACCTGCTAGCCTCGATGAGTACGGCTGGAAGATGCCGCCCGAGGCGCAGAATGCAATGGACGACGCCTACCGCGAGAACAACCGCGATGGTATTCGGCGTTATCTTGGTCATTCTAATCCGCTTGTCCATGCCTACGCGACTCTGAAGCTCGAAGCGCTGGACCTGTCTGATACGATCAGAAATACTCAAGAGAAGTACGAGAAGGATTCCCAGCTCGATGGCAATGTGCCCGAGACTTGGACCGAGTGGTATAATCAGCAGAAAGAAAAAGAAGAAAATGCTTAGCCTGCGACAACCACGACCGCAACAGCAACCCAGATAAACGGGGTCGCTTTGCCGCGCCCCGAGATTCGGGGTGTCGGGTATGTGGCTGCCCACTCCGCTTGGAACGGAGATCAGGTTGGTTCGATTCCAACCACCCCGACCATATAGGTCGGTCGTCTAAAGGCTAGGACCTGAGGCTTTGACCCTCATGATGCTCGTTCAAGTCGAGCCCGATCTTCCAAATGTTGCAACACCGGAGCCGACACCTAATCCGTGAAAAATGGCTCCCAAAGATTTGCGATGTGGCTGAACAGGTTTCTTACCACGGCCTAAAGCACCGCCTTTCCAGCAGGGGGCAACCGCCTGAGTTGGAGTCTAAAGCGGGTTCAGACGACATACCTCGATCCAGCAGTGGTGTCACGTCTGTTGCTCGGATGGATAATCCGGCCTTCGCAATAGGGGTGCTTAGTCTGGCCAAGATTAAGCCCCCGTCTCAAATTATGAATGATCGTCGCCTTGTAACCGATTGGAAAGACGCCGCGATCCGGCTCTACGACCGTTTGTATGGTAGTCGTTGTCCTAAATGTTTCAAGCACATAGATAAGACCCAAGACTCCGAGATGTATGAGATGAGCGCGGGGCTTGTCCTCGTCCACAAAGTTTGTCCAGCGTAGTCCAGACTCTAGGAGTTGGCAATGGCTGAAAATGGTATCGGTTTTAGTTCAGTAGGAGTGGCCGTCGGATTGCCTTTTTGTGGCAGACCGACTACCCCCCTGTGGGGCGTAGCTCTTGCGACCCAGACGTATCCCCTCAATACCACTGTTACGCACGTCGTCATGCAGGGTGTCGAGGTAGGTGAAGCTCGCAACAAGATTGTCGATTGGGCTTTGGAACACAACGCCACATACGTCATGTTCGTGGACGACGATGTTGTGCTTCCTCCAAGCGCAATCCAGCGACTCGGCTATGTCTTAGATACTAGGGGACCGAGTCTGTATCCCGACAGCAAGATCGCGGTTTGCGGCGGCATCTACATGTCGAAGGAAGAATTATCCACTCCCGTCGTTTACCGGAAAAATGGTCAAGGCGGGTCGTGGGACTGGAAAGTAAATGATGTGTTCCCGGTCGAAAGTATAGGTACCGGGTGTATGATGATTCGCACCGAAGTCTTTCGTCATATCGAGAAACCTTATTTCAAGACTGTTCAAGAATACACGCCAAAAGGCGACAATCTTGCTCTGACTATGACCACGGACGATATTTATTTTTGTAATAAAGTTACAACAGCAGGATTTTCTATTTTGGCGCACGGCGGCGTTCTGTGCGGGCACTACGACGTAAAGAAGGACAAGATATACACGCTGCCCGATGACAGCTACCCGGTTGTAGAAGCCAAAAAAGCAGAGGAGCAGCGTCTCGCTGAGGCTGCTAGGGAAGAAGAAGAAGCTTCCGTTTAGCTCATTTAAGTTTTAAGGAACATCCATGAATTCCAACACAATTAAGTCTTTTTCCCAGAGCTATCCCACAGGGAGCGCGTTTGCTCTGCCCGCATCGTTCACGACTACGTCGTCCACTGAGACGGCATTTTTGCTGTCTAATGGCAGTCCAGCGATTATCACTCTCCCTCAAGGAACAGAAATCCTTGGCTCGCAGTCTCCGATGGACCCCAACGCCAACCAGTCCAAAGTCTTTGGAAGCGGTCGATCTGCTGCATGGGCTGGAGAAACAGCGCCGTACTTTAATGCGTCAAGTTTTAATGGTCGTCCTTTCCGAGTTCGAGCCTCTGGCGTTGTTACTGGTGGTGGCACAACCGCGACATCTATCGCAGCAACGATTGCGGTATATGCTGGAAATATTACCACTGTTACAAGCGGCACAAAGTTTGCGACTCTGAGTTCGGGCGCTACTTTAGGTAACGTTTCGGCTCACTGGGCGTATGAAGGAACGTATCTGTGGGATTCGCTGTCGTCTACCCTGACGGCGGTTGGACTCCAGATTCTGTCTTTTGGTACAGCTCAGACTGCGGCAACTACGACAACTGTAGTGGCTTCGGCGAACCTTACAAGTTGCGCTGTCGGCCTGACGTGGACCTTTGCTACAACGAGCACATCGAACGCTGTTCAGATGATCGAACTGAGCATCGAACAGGTCTAAGAAATCTAACACGAGCCCCGGTTCTACTGAACGAAGAGTCTGAAAAACTCTTAAACTAGTAAGGTGGACCGGGGTTAAGATCAAAGTGGGCTGTTGGTATAGTTGGGAACACGCTAGCCTTGCACGCTTGAGTCCCGAGTTCGAGCCTCGGACGGTCCACCAAATTTTATGGCACAAGACAGAGAAGCACGTTCCGACTTTATCGCGCAGGCCGCTAAGTTCGCCATCGAAAAGTATAAACGCGGTGCCGAAGATGCGCCCAGCACCAGAGAGTTTGTGGAACTGCTCCTGATCCTCGAAAGACATTTCAATAGACGTAACCAAAAAGGGAACGTCAAAAACCTCCGCAACCAGAAGCCTAAAAAAATAACCGATCTGGGGTAAGCCATGAGGGTGTTGATTGATGATGGCGTTCTGCGTGGTTACCTGTCAAGAGCGAAGCTGTTCTATCCTCTTGAATACGGCGAGTTCCTGTGGGGGACTCGGGAAGATGAAGATTTCGTAATAACCGTGATTGACCGCTCCTTCGGAGAAGGCGACGAAGAAGAGCTGGAAATGAACACCCCGTGGGAGTTTGGGGATGTGGTGAACGGCCAGAGTTTGCTTGGGACGATTCACTCCCACCCAAACGTCTCCTGCGAGCCATCGGACGACGATCTAGAGTCCGCTGCCGAACCGCCTTGTGAGCAAGTCTTTGGTATCCTTTCCCTCGCCAAATCGCCCGCGAACCGCTGGCTGACAAGCTACGGGTTTTATACCCCAGACGGCAAGGCTGTTGAGCTGGTAGTTTCAAAGCCAGACAAAGCGAGGAAGAATGCCAAGTGAATACTTCAAACACTTCCTCAAAAAGAGTACGTGCTCTGACTGCGGTAAGATTCTAAAAAAAGGTATAGTAATCGACTGGCTCCAAAGACTCCCGTGGTGCGCTGACTGCTTTCTCGGTTTGTTAGCCGATCAGCGTTCCTCCGAAAAAGAGGGGTCATGAGCGAGGACGACATCATTTCAGATGTGCCCGCCGAGCAGGTCCCTTCGTCTAGACCTTGGGAACCTTGGCGTTGTACGGCCTGCGGAGTATTCGTCTATAATCTGGACGACTCTGGAAATCCGGCCCCCGGCGCTCCGGTCCCGCGATATATCTCCCGCGACTTCCCGATTGCGTGTTCCGTTTGCTGGTCCCTCTACACGGCTCTCGACAACAGCGATTACTTCAAGAAAATCATGCGGGATCACAAGGTCACCGAAGAAGAACGAGCTAAGCGTAACAAAAAATTAGGTCCGGGCGGTAACTACTTTCCGGAATAATACAGTCGAGCAGAGGGCCTCGGTAGAGGGCGACTTTAATTCCGTGCTCTGCCTTGAGGACCGATGAAGATACTTAGAGACGCTGCTGTTACTCTCGCCTCTTTCATGTTGGCGCTTGTTTTGTATAACGCTAACTCTGCAATATTTGGTTCTCCGGCGCGGAGACCACAGATCGCAACTCAAAAAAGAACCGTAGTAAAAGTCACCAGTCAACAGCAAGCGGCGACCCACGCCATCGAATTCTTCGATAGCAAAGAAGCATCGACGGGTGAAGGGTTTTGCACAGGATTGGCCATAGGGCCTCATGCCATACTAACAGCTGGACATTGTTTCGACACTGTTCGCTACTCAGACGAAAAATACGTCGAGATTGACATGAGCATGAGTAAAGAACAGGTGGTAGGTCATAAAGATGATGGTGCCGATCACATCATCCTGCTTTTGAATGGCCCTGCTTTCAGGAATATTGCTGAGTATAAAGTGCAGGTAGCTAAACTTGGCGAACATGTGTGGTCTTACGGTGTTGGAGGCCATCAATACCCTCCTGTCCGTAAAGACGGGCATGTTATAGAAACGAATGATCCGAGCGATATCGACGCCCAATTAGGAGTATTCCAAACGAACTTGGGAGCGATTCCGGGTGACAGCGGTGCTGCTATATACAACGACAACGGAGATATCGTCGGTCTCCACACATATGGTCTCAAAGATCATTCCGAAACGATGGACTTCGAGATGCAGTTTTCTGAGCAAGACGTTAGGTTTGCGCAACAGTTTGATCCGCTAACGTTCACAGGATTTTAGCGATAGGTAGAGGCGGTCAGCCCCCGGTTCGCTGTAGTGGTAAGGATTCAAGTTTCAAAGGATAAAAAAACATGGCTAATATGAATACATTTGCAGGTTTCCAAAACCTGCCCGCTATCGTTCCTGCGTCTACTGCGGAAGCTACCTATAAGGTTCCCGCGACTGGAACCTACGCTGGATTGCCCTCGCCTTCTCAGGTCGCTGGTAACGCTCTAGTCGTTCCGGCCCTTGCTGGCGATGTCAACGGCGGAGTTCTCGATTATGGCCGTCCGTTTTCCGTCAAGATCAACGGCGTCATTAACTCGGCGCAGTCGGAAAACATCACAGTCACGCTGTATACTGTGACCAACTCGGTGTTTCAGTCTGGCTTTACTGCCGCTACAGGCACTGGTCAGGTTGCTATTGCAACTACGAGCACGATGGCCACGGGTGCTGCGCTGAAGTTCAACTTCTTCCTAGAAGCAATCCTTCAGTGGGATTCGATCTCTGGCACGCTGAGTGGCTACTACTACGGCCATTCTGGTAAGGGAACTCCAGCCAATATCGGACCGACTACCATTACTAACCAAGCGACTGGCTTGAAGGAAAGTGATTTGAACTTCTACTTCACTACGACTGCAAGCGTCGGTACGTCCGATTCTCTCGGACCGTTCGACTTTACCGTCGAAAGGACCTAGTCTTAGGGGCGGAGTAACCCTCCGCCCTGCCTCTAACATTATCGGAGGATATATGAGTTTTCTCGAAGGCGCAGCCTGTGGTTTCGCCGTAGGAGTCTTTTGCCCGTCGATTGCACGGCAGGTCAAAGCGCTGTGGGTTAAATATACACAGAAGGCCGTTCAAGGCGCAGTAGCAAACGAAATTAAGAAACTGTAGGCCAACATGGCTAACAATTTTACAGCAAATCCGATTTTTTTGGACACTGATACCACAGTGGGCGCTGGTACAAACTGGCGCGGAGCCAGCGGCGGATCAAAGTATGTAGGTGGTATCGGTATTAGACCGATGGCTATTGTTTTGACTCCGGCTGCTACGGCATTTACTGGCGGAGTAGTGATAAAAATTAATGAAGTCACTTCTACTGGTTCCACTGGTGTAGTTCTGTGGCAAAGTGTTCCGTTAGCAGCCACGCCTCCGACAGAGTTCATTTTTAATGCGCCTCCGGGATGGCACGATTGGATCATTACAGGATTGACAAGCGGGGCCGCTGTTGCCGAAATTTATTATAGGGTATAGACAATGGATAATCCAGTTTCCAAGGTAGCGTCTGCCCTCGGCAGCGCGGGTTCCAAGCTAGTTCAGCCTCAGAGCGACGAGGCAGCGGGTATTGCGGCAAAGAATCAGATGATCGACGAGTATAAGAACGCGACTATGTCGCCTGCTTCTACTCCCAAAGCGTCTGGTACTCCGGGCATGTCCACGAGTCCTTTTAAGATGGACAAGGTTAATCCTTCGGCTCGATACGGCTCTCGCAAAGGCGAGAAGCGAATCGACACCAAGACTATGACCAAGCCTCTGGGAGTTCCGTCGTATGAGGATGGCGTTGACAGCGTCCCTAACGATGGTCTTGCTATGCTGCACGAAGGCGAGAAAGTTGTCCCGGCTAATAAGAATCCGGACTCGCACAAGGCGGAAACCCGAGTCAAAGGTGCTATGGGTAGCGGCAGCACGAAAAAGCTGGCAGCCCACAAAGGCACTAAGAAAACAGTTCATAGTATTACCGTTCATAAGTCGAAGTCGGGTGGTGTAATTCTTGAGCACCACATCAATGCTGATAAGAAAGAAATGCAGCATCACCCCGATTTCGATAGCGCCGCTAAGCACATGAAGAAGCACTTCCAAGACGAAGCTTCTGGCAGCGACGCTGGTCAGTCCGAGGGCAACGAAGGCCCGTCGATGGCTACACCGCCATCGGCTCCTCAGTCTAGCCCAAACCCGCAGGAGAACCTGCCAAACCCTAGTATGGCCTCCCCCTCTAGCTTTGAGGACGGGGGCGTAGTAAAGAAAAGCGGACAGGCTCAGGTTCACAAAGGCGAGGTCGTAGTTCCTAAAAGCCAAGCCCATAAAGTCCTCCAGAATCCGGACATTACGATCGGAGGAGGATCAGTCGGCACGGAGCAAGTGACTCCGGAAATGAAACAGCAAATGGACCAGTCCGATCGCGGGTCTTTTATAACTAATCAGCGTAAAGCAGATCGCAATCCGAGTCAAATCTAATGGCACTTCGACACACACTCGGCGGCAAAAAGAAGGCACCAAAGAGTGCCAGAGCCAAAAAGAAAATCGAGTTGACCATGCACGAGTTCAAGCAGGGAACTCTTCACAGCGGTTCTAAAACAGGGCCAAAAGTAAAAAGCCGCAAACAGGCCATAGCCGTGGCTTTGTCGCAGGCCCGCAAGGAGACACAATGAGCGAATTTAAAACTACCGATAGCGGATTTTGCTACGAAGAAATGACTGTCGAAGAAGCGCAGTCCCGTTGGCCAGAAGCGAAAATAGCTGTTTGTGAAGATGGATTAGTTCGGGTTTCTGAATTGTTTAGTAAAACAGCTAAACGAGTTTAAAATGACTGTGAAGAACGCACTAGGCGGAAAGAAACTTGTACAAATCAACGCAGCCTCAGTAAAGGGCGAACCCGGTACGGGATACGAAGCGTCCGGAGACCTCGGAGAATTCGAGTGCGAGAACTGCGAGTACTTCCGTCGTAGTGATAGTTCTTGTGGGCAAAAAGATATGATGAAACTGTCCAAGCAACCTCGTCTAAAAAACGGGCGAGTCAAAGTAGACCCAGAGGGATGCTGTGAATATGTCTCCAGAATCGGACGAAAAGATGAGGACGAACAATGAAGATGGGATTAGTCCTCGGCGGACGACCGAAGCGTAAACGCAGCCAGCCTCGAAAGAAAAGCAAGCCAGTTAAGATGGCTTTGAAAGTCAAAGGAACACCGAAACAAGTTCACAAAGCCGTCCAACAGATGGCGCAGGGGATTTCAAATGGCAGTCCGTCATTCTCTGGGGGGTCCCAAGCCCAAACTGGGGACGGGGGCGCGGTTCAAAGCCCTCAAAAGCAAACTCTCTAAGAAACCCGGCATCACTAATCCGGGCGCGTTAGCCGCATCAATCGGTAGAAAGAAATACGGGGCTAAGAAGATGGCTTCGATGGCGGCTAAGAATCGCGGCAAGTAGGTTAAATGTCCGACACTGCATCGAGCCTGACCAAAGAGTTCGGGTCTCTGCGAGAAGTTCCCCACCAACGGTTGTACGATCTGTTGCTGGCGGAGCGCGAGTCATACGCCGAGTATATCCAGAACAACGGCAGCGAAGCTTTCCTACGAAGTCCGATAGGGCTCGAAGTTGTCCGACGTTGTGAACAGGACTTGCTTTGGCTTGTAGGCTACTTCCTTTGGGAGACGAACCCCGAAGGCGCAGGCCAGCCGCACGCCAACAACCTGATCGTCGAAGAGACTCACGGTCGAATTTGCAGGTTCTTTGTCCAGAAGGATAAGAACAAAGCTCTTGCCGACCAAGATAAAGACTTGAAGACCCGAGGCTTACTATGGCCTCGCGGCGGGATGAAGTCAACCACAGGTATCGCTGAGGCGGTACAGTGGATTCTGAACTTTCCCAATATCCGTATCTGTTTCCTGACGGCTACTGATCCTCTGGCCGTAGGCTTGCTGGAAGAGCTTAAGGGACACTTCGTTATAAAGAACGACTCGCCGTCTCTGATGAATCTGTTCTTTCCAGAGTGGTGTGTGGCCGACGAAGACTTCGTCATTTCGCAAGGCTATCGTTGCCCGAAGTGGTACAAGAAGAATGAAGGCACGAAGCGCAAAGAGAGCACGGTCAACGCGATCTCGATTGGCGGTAACATTTCTGGACGCCACTACGAGGTAATGATCGCAGACGACGTGGTGTCAAACGATAACGCTACCTCCGTCGAGCAGTGCGCTAAGATTGTCAAGGACTTCAGCATCAACCGTAAAACCCTTCGTCCTTGGGGCTACGTCTACAAGATAGGCACGCGTTATCTTGATGACGACATGTACGGCAACGACATTGAAAAGCTGAACGTTGGCGAGATCACTGTAACCACGGATGGCCCGTGTGTAGAGATTCTGACCAACAAGGTCCTCAAGACCGCCTACCTCATTGGACGTGCAGTAGTCATCAAGCCTGAGGTTAGGAAGCGGATCGAGGACGAAGGTAAACAAGTTTCCTACGTCGAAGCTGGCGAAGAGGGTTGCGATCTTCTGCTTCCGCGTATCCTAGACTACTCGAAGTTGCTGACAGAATGGCGCGACGATGAGTTCGTCATGGAAGGGCAGTACAACCAAAATCCCCGTATCCAGACGGCTACGGCATTCGATCTGCCTCTGCTTTATCGCAACACAATTCCGATCCAAGAAATGCCTATGCGGGGGCCGATTTCCCAGACTTGGGACTTCGCTTTTAACCCCAAGAACAAAAGGGATTTCTGCACGTGCGCTACGGTGGTATGGGACGAACGCGGTGGTATGGTCGTTATAGACCTAGTCCGCCAACGCTTTACTCCCATGGACTTGGCTAAAGCTGTTGTAGCTCAAGCCCGTAAATGGCGACCGTTCGTAATAGGAGTTGAGAACGCGTCGGGTAGCCAGATGCTGGAACCCACGATCATCTCCGAGGCCCTTAAGACAGGCGATCCCGCTGTTATTGCGGTATGCAGCAAGATCGACTGGATCAAAGTAGAGAATCAGGAAGGCGCGAAAATGACGCGCATGGCGTCGCTTCATCCGTACTTGGTTAACCACCAACTGCGGTTCGTAGCACACCTACCGTACCTGAAAGAATTGTACTCTGAGTTCCAGAAGTGCCTGCTGTACAAGCAGACAAAGAACGACATCCCGGACGTGATCTCGCGGCAAACTAAGTATGGTCCGAGGATGACGAAAGCTTTGTCGATGGCAAATCTGCCCGGCGCGAAGAACATGCCGCCAGTGGCTCCTGTGCCAACGACCAGAGCCCAAGCGGAATACAATTTGATGTATGGTCCGTGGTTGACCGATAATGAAGTACCGTCGGATGCGTTCGGGCGGCTTGGAATGGGAGAAGTCCCTCAACCGCTAGTCGATCCTGAGCCTACAGCACCAGAACCAGTAACACAAAACACAGAACAAGGATCGTTCGCTGATCCCCTAAAGTGGTTTTGATATGTTCGATATTTACTTAACACAAGCGGGCTTTAAGCGCTGCTTCATACAAAAGGTATAGAGGAAACTAAAATGGCTTCTGAAGAGAAGAATGCTCTGGTAAGTCAGTCGATTCAACAAGTTGACAGCTATTACGTGCGCGGCGACGAGTTCGTTGTGGGCGGAAAAGGGTCTGACGTTGTAGTTACCAGCAAGCCCCACGGTTGGGCCGAGGGTCACAACGAGCTGGTCGAAGCTGCGTGCGATAATGCGGCTCTTGAGTCTGATGGGGATATGACCCCTAGCGTTTGGGGTAAAGGCGGGAAAGCGTTTCCTGTCGAGACCAATCGCGGCGAGGGCAACGGCCCTGCCAGCTCCATGACATATATGGGCGGCGTGGATTGTGTCACCGGAATGACAACTGGTGGCGATCCTTCTCCTGTCGGCGAAGTTACCGACATGAACGTTCACATCCCTGCGGGCCGAGGTAAAGCGAGTCCGGGCACAGGTAACAAGCCTGTGGGTAGCGCCAGCGTCGGTGCTGGTGTAACCAAAACCTCTGGCAACTACAGCAACCGAGGCAACTAACCTGTCCGGATTCCGGACGCCTTGTGGGATATGATCGGGAGATAGGACATGCTTTTAGAAAAGCCGGGTATTGACGCGTACGGTCCTATACGCCCTGATGAGGCAAAAGAGGCGCTCCATTCGGGCTTATGGTCCGATGATCCGGCTCTAAAGATCGTAATTCAGGACGCACTGCGGGCAGAGAACTTTGAAATGTCCAAGCAGTTCGTCATGGCTTGGGTAGCAGCTAACTCCCTGTATCAATCGCCTTTCACGGCTAGATACTGGGAAGGCACGATGACGGAGAAGGCCAATATCCCCTTCTTCACCGTCGCTCACGCGGTCAACGCACTGACTCCGCAAATCGTGAACGGACTGTTCTATGACAATCCTCCGTTCATGACGCAGAACCGCCCCGGCACCAAGAAAGCGGTGGCAGACGCCATCGGCGACTTGCTTGCCTACCAGCTGGAAGAGATCAGCTTCAAGGAAGAGATTCGCCTTGGAGTTATCAACGCCTTGTTGTTCGGGACCAACATCTGGAAGTGGGGTTGGGAGTCGTTCGAGAAAGACCGAAAAATCTACAAGCGCAAGAACAACGCTGCGACGGTTCAGATCGGCAGCGCTTCTATTACTGCGCATCCAGACGATGATGAGATCGACGAAGAGATTGTAACAGATTACGTTGACCGTCCTACGTTTGAGCACATTGTTAACTTGCGCCAAGTTCTTGTCGATCCGGGCCTTCAAGTTCCTGATATCCGCAAGGCCAAGTACGTCATCCATCGTCTGTACTTGACATGGAACGAACTGGATAAACTGCGCGAGCGTCCGGGGTTCAATATCCCGTCACGCGAGAAATTGTTGGACCTGTTCCTACCGCCCAAAGAGCAAGTTGAAATGTCTCCGGCGGAGAACATGATGCGCAACCCCATGTGGGATGCGAGGTCTGATCCTCGATACAATGAGCAGACCATTGATCCGTTCTCTCAGCCTCTGGAAGTTCTAGAGCGTTGGACTCCGGACGGCTACATCGTTGTGCTGAATAAGAAGCTTGTCATCTGCAATGACAACAATCCTTATGGCACTATACCTTTCCTGTCTATCGGTTGGTGGGATGTTCCGGAAGCTTTCTGGAGCATCGGGCTTGCCAAGGTGATCGGCCCAGAGCAGCGTTTGCAGCAGGGCATCACTAACACGTGGATTGACCAAGCCACTTTGAACTTGAACGGCGTCTACGTCCGAGTCAAAGGCAAGAGCATTCCAACCCAAAACATTCGCATCGCTCCCGGTAAGATCGTGGAAGTCGATGCACAGGGCGACTTCTCTCCGTTAGAGCGTCAGCCCGCAGTGCCAGAAGCGGGAGAACATCTCACGCTGTCTCAGAACAGAGTCGAGCAGTTCGCCGCCCTAGGCGAATCTGCAACCGGGTTCGCCGGATCAAGCGGACACTCGAACCTTGCCCGGACTGCCGCAGGAGCGAACCTGCTCTCTGGTGGTCAGGGCAACCGGATTTCCGACTTCGTCGAGAAACTGGCAACACAAGTTATCGTACCCTTCTTATACGCGGCTCACGAACTTAATCGTTCGCTGCTGCCCACCTCGACCATCAAGTACATCTTGAGCGAAGAGTTGCAGAACGAGTACATGAAAGGCCAGAATGACATCATCGAGATTCTGAATGCGGGAGTCCGCTTCAATATCTCGGCTGGCTCGAAGCTTCAGGCTCGTAAGAACATGGCTCAGGCTCTGCCTATCATGATCCAGTTCATTACGAACCAACAGACCGAGAATCAGTTGGGCGTTCAAGGCAAGAAGGTTGACATCGTCGAAGTCCTCCGTATGTTGTTCGAGGTCTCGGACTGGAAGAACTTCAGCGACGTTATAGTTGACATGTCTCCGGAAGATCAGCAACGTTGGCAGCAGATGCAGCCGGGCGCTCAGGTTGCCGCGAAGGCACAGGCTCAAAGCCAGCTTGCCCAACAACAATTCAACCAGAAGTCCCAACTAGTGGATCAAGAAAATATCGGCAGAGCCGGACGAGATGTAATGCGTCAGGTTCTAGAGAAAGCTTCTATGCCAGAAGAAATAACAGGAGCCCCCGGCGGCGTAGGCTTCGGCTCTAACGCAGGGTAACCATGATCGCAGGCGTAATTGCAGTAGCTGCTTCTTATGTGTTTTATGGTGTGGGATGCGGGCTGGACGTTCAGGCTAGCGAGGCCGGGTACGCCAAAGGGTATACCGAGGCTAATGAAATCGTCAGTGGAATTTTCGGCCCAAAACCAAAGGCATGGGAACTGTACGTTTACGACTTAACATGGGCGATGCTCGTAACATTGCCTGCCATCGTTTGGCCGCAAGGTACTACTATCGCGGCGGCTTCTGGTGCGGTTGCGGCAGCTGGTGGCAAGCACCTGCTGGCTGTCCGTAAATGGAATCAAATGGAAGCAGGAACTTATAAACAGCCGAGTTCCGCCTTCCTGAAATTTCTTGGGATGTAACCAACTTGCCCGAGTAGCTCAGAC